GTCATGTAAACCCTGTAAAGTTTGTTCTTTAAAAGAATTACATATTGCGTTAGTTGTAATTGCCATATTTTCCTCCTATAAAATTTGTTTATGGCGATGGAGAAGGAACCTTAATTCTAGGAACCCCCTCATCGTATTCTCCTCTTCTTCTTCTTCCCATTTGCTGTAATGCAAATCCTTGCATACTATCATCATACTGGCTTTTATAAAGGTTGTACATATCTGCAGGGCCTTTTAAGTAAGAAAAACATTCTTTTAAAACGCCATATAATAGTAATCCATCTTGGTAAGTAGAAAGATAAGTTGAATTCGTTGATGTAAAGTGTTTTGGATCAATAATATAATTCAATTGCACTTGATAAGTTGAATCAGGGGTAGGTGCCACAACTGCATTAAAATCGTCCCACATTGCATAATACTTTGGTAATCCTGTTGCACCAGAATTGTTATATTCTGAAATAAAACTTGTGTCTCTTTTTTCTAAAAAATATCTATCACCAGACCCGTCAAAAACTTGAATAGATCTAACAACAACTAAATCTGCAGGAAGTGATATATACCTTTGCCCCGATACAAAATTAGAAGTTGAATATTTTCTTAAATCATCATAATCAACTTTAGCTGCTACATCTAATTCTACTTGTCTTATGAATTGATCAATAATAGCATCTGTTAACACATTAGAATCTACTTCTGTATAGTTTCTTACTTGAGTTAAAAAATCTGAATAACTAATTGCCATTATGTTATCCCCACTGTTACTTGACCAATATTAGATATTACTTGTCTACCTCTATTTTGTGCGGAGCCATCATCTGGTTGCATTCCATTTGAACTAAAAGCAAAATCTCCTGGTAAAGTTAAATTAGCTACAATTCCTCCACCTCCACCAGATAAAACTGTAAATGTTTGAGGTCTAGCATTCATTAATGCAACACCATCTGCTGAAGTTCTTCTAGGATCTAACTGTGGATGTTTAGGTTCAAATTCAGATCTATGTACTAAAGCTCCTGTCCATTCTTTAACCATTTCTCTATATGGAAAAGCTTGGCCAGAACGATCTGATATTGCTTGTGAGTATTTTCCTGATGCTCTAGTTGCCATTATACTCCATCTCCATAAAATGTTTGTGGTGAAATATATACAGATGTTCTTTGACCATCTTCGTTCAAAGCTCTTTGTAATTCATCTTCGTAAGCTAATCTCAAACCTTGAGTTGATCCTGGATTACTTAAAAAAGATAAATAATATGCTAAACCAGAAACCATGCAGGGTATAAATCTGTAAGCAATATCTGCTGTATTTGTAAAAGCTCCTGCATCTTCAATTCTGTTAATAGTGTAATATTTTAAATGTGTATATGTGGTAGCATCTGGTGCAATATATAAATTTATAATTGGTGTTGTTTGTCTATCAACAAAATATTGAGAAGGTTGACCCTGTGTCCCTTTATTAGGTAAAGCAGCATAAGCTGATCTATCTATTTTTGTTAATGATATATCATTTGTTGATGTTGTTATCCCTGAAGTAGTTGAAATATAAGCTTCCAATACATCTGATACATCAGATGGAACTGTGTATGAAATTGTACCAGCAGTTAAAGCTTGTGTTTGTAACTCAACTTTCCAAAGATGAACGCCACGATTACCCCATTCTGAAAATAAAATATTTAAATTTCTTCTTGCTCTTTTTAAATCGTTTCCTGAATTTGTTCGAACTCCACAACGATTAAATGACTCTTCAATAATGTCATCTATGTTTAAATCGAATGATGTAGTTCCTGAAGTAGCCATTATAATAATCCTTTGTAATATTTTTGAGTGAAACCACCTTTAGATTTGCCAGTAACTTTTACACAAACCCCATTCTGATTTACGTAACCAACTGGACATACAATTTGATTGTTACCACCAATATCAGGTGGTGGTTTATTTCTACCAATAATACCTGCATCTTTTAAATACTGTTCATCAGGTGAACCTATTTTTGTATTTAAAGGTCTGCCTGTTTGTCTATAAAAGTCTCTTGTTGCAGGTAATGTTTTTTTTCTACTTAGTAAACGTTCTCCTTTAGCTTCTTTTGCTCTTCTTACATTTTCTAAACCCATAAGGCCTGCTGTTACAATTCCAAAAGGAGTTATCGGTATAGGTCTAAAAGTTTTACCACCCTGTAAATTTTGTTTTACGTTATTATTTACGTTTGCTTGTAAATTAGTTTGAGTTTGAGTTTTTGTAGGGCCTGATCTTACTCCACCAGTAACTGATGTTCCTGGAGACATAGGAGATTTACCAGCTTTTGCATCAGCTTGTGCTCCTTTGAAGAATTTTTTTACTTTTAGTTTTTTTCTGGTCATGCATATCCTTTATTACATTAAGTCTTTATAGTAATCCATTGATTTACCTGGAACTAAATTTTCATCTTGTAATCCCATACCAGATTGTCTAGCAGCTCCGTAACCTTTTTTCATTTCACCACCTTTACTTTGAGTTGCTACATTCAACATTTTATTTTTTGTTTGATAATCAGATTTTTTATATTCATCACTATCTGTTATTTTTTTTAATTCTTTTTGTGATTTAAGTTTTCCATCTTTTAATAGGTTTCATTTCAGGTTTTTCTCTTCTAATTAATTTAAAATCTTCACCAGATATTTTACCATCTTTATTTTTATCTAATTTTTTTTGACCACCTTTTAACATTTGTCCTCCTTCTGTTTTTTTATTTTTTCTTTTAATTAATTCTTTAACACCTGGGTAGTCTTTTGCTTTACCTTTATAAAAAATACCTTTAGGCATTAATTGAACTACTTTAGGGTCTTTTGGTTTATTACTCATTCCACCTGTTCTTTTCTTTTTAGGTTTAATTTCTTTTGGTTTCAAAGGTTTACCGCCTTTACCTGTTGGTTTAACTACAACCATAGTAAATGTGTATTTTTTCTTACTCATAGATCTATCATACCCCCATAGTATTTCTTTGTAAATGTACTAACATTTGTAGGTTTTCCACCAGGGTTACCTGCTGCTCTTTTTCGTTTTACAGCACTCGCCTTTTCTGACTTTGTCATTGCTGTGGCTTTTGCAAGTGGTACGCACTTGGGGTATTTCCTCTTCGAAGAGCCACCTGACGTAGATCTCCCACAAGGTTGATATTTTCCATTTTTTCGCTTGGCTCCAATATCTACCCATTTTTCTGAAAACCATTTTTTTAAACCTTCCTTAGCCATTATAATAAGTCTTTATAATAATCCTCATAAGATTTGTTTGAAACTTTTTTACCACCTATTTCAGATTTTATATGTGAACCTGTATATCCACCTTTCGAATAAGTTTTAGCACCTTTAGGTCTTAAATAAGTTTTCGGATGTGCTTTTACAGGATCAAACATTTTACCATCAACCATATAAGGATCTCCTAGATATACAATGTTTTTATTACCCATAGCCATATCTCTAGCTTTAGGCATTTTTTGTTTTTTTGGTTTGTTTATAATTTTTCCTTTATTTGCTGTTTTCAAAATTCCGTCTTGCATAGCTTTTTTTATTAGCGGACTAAATTTTCCTTGATTTACATTATCACTTACATTAGGTGCACCAGGTGTTGCTGTAGCAGTTTTCTTTTTACCAACAACTGATTTTATAGTATCTCCAATTTTACTGATATATTTACCAATAAAAGCTTTTTCTGTTTTTAATTTTTTTGACATTTTTAATCTCCTTACTCCAGATGAACTTGCAGCACCCGAACCTGCAGAGCCTCCGCTTTGCATTTTCTTAGGGCCCCAATCTTTTCTTTTTACACCAGAAGGATCTTTAGCTTTACCAGCACAAATTTTAGATGCATAAGCGTTAGCATACGCACTAGGGTATACTTTAAATTTTCTTTTAGCGGCCGCTTTGCCTCTTGCACATAATTTAGTCATTGTGTCTAAGCCTTTTTCTGTTGTACAACTTTTTAGATTGTACCACTTTTTGCTTAAACTTTGAAGACCTTAGGTTTTTTGCTATTGGGTTTCTTTTTAACTTGTAATCGTTTCTTTTTTCTCGCTCCACGTAATTTACCATCTATTTGTTGTGTCATTTGTGATCTACCTATTGTCATACTAAATCAACCGCCTTTCCGATTATGGGTTTATATTTAACTTTTTTATCTTCTCTATAAGCATGCATAAACTGTCTTCTGGGTTGGTATGGCACATAAGATGCGTGGATCCAGCCACTATTAGGCTCTCCTGGTGTATAGAATTCTAAAATCAATTGATCTGTCTCAAGGTATTTATTTATCCAATCAGCCACTTCAGCATTATCCACTCCTAAACATTCGAAGTCAGCGGCTTCAGCTTTGGCATGCTGTGAATTTTCAGAGCTACCTATTGCTTTACATAATTCTACACTACGAAATCCGCTAGTCACCTTCACTCTACCAAATTGATCACGTACTGGCTGAAGTACGTTTTCACAAAGTTGTTTTAACTTATCAATTTGATCACCGTTAGGATTGTTATCAATATTTAAACGGATAGCAGTATCCGATTTAATTAACTCTTGAAGAGTAAAGTTTCGAGATAAATTCATTTTTTATTTTGATTCAATAATTATCTTATCAATGCTATCGCTGCCGTCAATATTTTTAGCTATAACAGCTTTTACTTCACCGCAAACTAGTTGTTTGTTTTCCATATTCATATTACGAGTTGCTTCACGTTTCATTTTTAAACATGTACCCATTGATTCTTGTATTCTATGTTCTACCAGTTCTCCATTTAAAAACAAGCATAATGCTATAACTATTTTTGTCATTAATGAGCTCCATTACCATTTGCAAATTTAATATCTCTTGTTGCGTCTTTTAATTTCTCTATATCTTTTTTTAATTTTTCAATTTCTTTTTCATGACTAGATAACATTACACCTGTGTGTACATTTGCCTCTAACATTTTTTGCATTTTTTCTATTTGTGTTGCTTGCCATTCAAGGATCATAAATTGTTCCTGGTCGATTGGTTTTTGAACAGATGCCTCAAGTAAATCTTTTTCAAATAATTGATTTTTAGTTTCTAATTGATTAAGTCTTTCAATAACACCAAATGCAAACCATGCACCAACCACGATTGCTCCGATCAAACCAATTAAGTTACGTAATGGAAGACCAATACTAGTGTTTTCTGAAATTTTTACTGACATGATAAACACTCATCAGAGTCAGAATCTAATGCTGCTAATGCTTCTTCTTTACAATCTTGACCACAAAACAAATCTAATTCGTCTTTTGGTTCAAATTCTTTTTTACATTGTTTGCAATCTTTTTTCATTTCTTCCTTCTCCTTTTGAGTAAATTTTTTCTTTTAGTCCATAACCATGATGAAAGTTTAACACTATAAGTTTCTATTACAGAAAACAGTTTGTCAACAAACCCAAAAAAATTATACACCCACTTATCTATCATTTAGATGCAACTTTACCTTTATTTACACCTTGTTTTATAACGTATTTTTGTGTTCCGTTTGCACCTATTTCAACTTCTTTTTTTAAGTTTTTAAATAATATTTTTTCTTTACTTTCTTTTTCTTTTCTTTTTAAAAAAGATTCAATTGTTTTACTATCTCTCATATTAATCCTTTACTTTATCTTCCATTTGATAAAACATTTTATCACTATCTTCCGTAACCATGCTAGAGTCCTCTGCATCCCAATAAGTAGTTTGGACTCTA